TGGGGTGAAATTAAATAATGGCATACTTAAACGCAAACATACCAACTGTATACGCACAAATAAGAAAAGAATATTTATATGATCTTAAAAAAGGCCATGGAGAAGTTGAAGAGTGTATTATCTTTGGCATTACTAGTATGGGGGGCCGTGCTATATTATTTCACGCTCTTATGGGCAACGGTGCAATATTTTATCGCCTACCAATTAGCGCGTTTATTCAAAAGGGATTTGACCCATCCGGAGTGCCCACAAGACGACTTGATGAATTGGAGCTTTGGAATTGTTTTTCTTACTATCCTACTGTCACTCATTGGTCTATTTTAAGCGCAGCTTCTGGTTATTATTTTGGTAAAGATAAAAAGAAACACTACGGTTCTTATTTATTTACTGTTGACTGGGGACATCCAGATGCTAATATTATAGATACCGATCATTCGGAAATACCGCAAGAACATAAATGCGCACACATAATTGCATTAGATGATGGCAATTTTGCAGCACAACCAAACAATAGATGTATTTGGGATCTACCTTCCTTTACCGTAAAAGATAACATTCCGGATTGGAAAGTACAAACTAATGAATGGAACGTAGAAGATTCTGGTAAATGGAGAACTTCCGATACTGATGATTTCTTTTACGAAATTGAGGAGCAAAAAAATGATTAATAAAATTAAAAGCATGACTAACAAGTGTTGGTGCAATCACAAAATATGTGTAATTATAATTGCAGTTCTTGTTGTAGCTTACATAGTGAAATAGAATTATGGAGATAGCCAGGATGAATTATTATTTTACAGGCTTACTAATTGTAATGTTAGTTGTCCTGGCTTTCTGTGGAGGACCGCATGCCCAATAAACCATTGGATATCGGAGAAGAGGCTAGAGTACAGATGCCAATGAAGACGGTTGCTAGCCTGATCGTTCTCGTAGCGATGGGCGTGTTCGCATATACGGAGCTGACGGCGAGGTTGGTATCGTTGGAGACATCACGTGAGTTGTTTGAGAATGATTTGTTAAAGAAAAGTGAACAAGTGCCCACGGACCAGGAGCAACATTTTTTAATCGAAGATTTGTACAAGTCCGTTGAGAAAATGGAACAGACTCAAGAAATGAACATGACTAACAAAGTCAACATAGAATTTTTAAGAGAACAATTAGATAAAGCGTTAACTGATATAGAAGTGTTAAAAGATAAGGTAAGACAAAATGGCAACGGGACGCATTAGTAGAAAAGTTTTAGATCATATCGCACAGATAAACAAAGAAAACAAAGCTATGAGTTTATCAAAAAATTTAAAAAAAGAAGTAGAAACCGGCAAGCATGGTACACAAAAGTATGTAATCAAGCAAGGTGAAAACAAAGGTAAAATTTTATGACAGAATTAGTTATAGCTTTACTCATGATTGTACACGGAGAGATTAAGGAAGCACGTATTCAACCCTCAATGTCTGAATGTTTGAAGGGTAAAAGAGTCGCGAAACGTGAAGCTAAATCTCACATAAAGTACCAGTGCCTAAAACAAATGGCCGAGCTTGAAAAAAATATAGATGGATCTTTGTCGATAAAAAAGCTAATACTAGAATAATGACAAAGAAAAGATTAAGATTTCAAACGGAAGTTGTTGATGGTAAATGCCCAACATGTGATCAATTCACTGTATTAGTTAGCATTGACCGAGATTTTTTTAGGTGTATGAGTTGTGGATCAGATTTAGAACAACATGTAAATGGTAAGATAACTTATCTACCAGTTATAACAGCACCGAAGGATGCAAAACCATTTGTTAAAGAATGGTTAGACGACGATGGCGAAAAAGTTTAAAGATTTTGTAGGACACGAAGCTACATTTCATAAGACATCAATTGGACGTACTCCAAGTAAATGTAAAATGAATAAATCAAAACGTCGTTCGTGGAAAAAATATCGAGGCCAAGGAAAATAATATGAAATGGATGTTAGTAGTTTATATATGCTCTGCAATGGAGGGCGAATGTAGAACTCCGCCGGAGTATCCATCTATTAAAAACACATACTATGAATGTGTCCAAGATGGGTTGGGTGATGCATATGAAATATTATTTGGGTCTAATAGTATATTCACTCCAGAAATAATACTCAACTCACAGTTGTATCCACAATACAAATGTACTCCCGTAAGAGACGAAGATAAAATAGCTACTTAAGAATTATTCTAAACTGTCTGTCCGTCCCAAGAAAGGGACGAACAAACAAAAGGTGTGAGAAGAGACTTTCTTTTTATATTAAAAAAAATTGTTTGACAAGCATTCATTTATTGGTATAGATTCCCATATATTATTAACAAAGAAAGGAAATATGAGAAATTTTCATTACGAAGTAAAAATAGATTTTGCATATTCTACAGGTGGTGGAGTAGGTAAACCAAAGACTGAAAAAGAAATACAAGCAGAGGCTTTGTCTTTGATGCAACATATTTTAGAAACAAGAAAAACTCAACCAAAATGGTTTAAAGTAAAAAAGGAGTATATAAAAAATGGCAGATCCAAATAAATTCAAATCAGTATCTGTGCCAATAGATACTTATAAGAAATTAAATTTTTTAGCTGATGGTAAGTTTTTAGATGCGCAACTTACAATTAGTAAAACCATTGAAGCACTAGCTAGTCGTGCAGCAAAGAAGTTAGGATATAAAAATGGCAAAACAAAAGATTAAAGTTATATGTGACCATTGTAAAGGCAATGGTTACTTAAGAGAGAGTAATGGTTCTTATACCGAAGTACATCAATGTCCTACTTGTAATTCACAAGGCGAAGTAATGGCTGAAATATATGAACAATTACTTAATACTATTCCCGAAGGAGCAACCGGGAAAGAAATTGCTGAAATATTAGAAGGCGATAAGAAAGTCACGCTTCAATGAATGATGTAGATATTGCCTATATAGCAGGGCTTTTTGATGGTGAGGGAAGTATTAATATAAGACGTGCATTTGAGAAGAAAAAAAAGCATAAAAATAAACCAGGATATCGAATGTCTAATTCAATGAGAATATCTATGGAGATTACTATGACTGATCGTAGTGTTTTAATTTGGTTACATGAAGTTTTAGGAGTCGGGACCTTACGACCTAAAAAAGTAAAAGGTAAAAGAACAGATGGCACTCCTTATCTTAAACAATATAAATGGAGATGTGTATTTAGAGATGCGTTTAAAGTTTGTTGTCTATTGTTTCCTTATGCTCACACAAAGCTTGGAAAAATTACACAAGTAATTGAACACTACACTAGTATTCCTGAAAATGTTGTAAGAGATAATGTAGTAAATTTTGAACATTACAAGATGTGGATTAAACAATGATTAATATAGAAATAAATAATGATGACAGACAAAAAGCTGTTGAAGTTTTAAAATATAAAAACTTTGGTAACCGTAGTTCCGGATTTAATGGTAACTATGAAAAACAATATACAGGTTTAATTGGAGATTTAACTGTACATCGATTGTTAGAGATGGATCCTCCTAATTATAATGAGGGTAGAATTGATACCGATATTTTAGTGAATGGTAAAAAGATAGATATAAAATCTATGCTCCGTAAACATGATATGAGAGATAATTGGGTTCATAATTTTGTTGGTTATCAAAAAGAAATGACAAGTGATGTTTTGTTATTTGTAAATATAAATCGTAACACTAAAGTCGTACAACTTTGTGGTTGGTTAGATAAGAAAAATTTTTTAGAGACAGCTGACTTTTATAATAAGGGAGATCTTCGAACAAGGGATGATGGAACTTCTTTTAAAACACACGCTCCACTTTATGAAATAAAACAAGAGAAGTTAAATAAACTTAATAATATCAATGACTTAAGGAATATATGAAAAATGTAAATGATGTAATAGACGAATATTGTATAGAAAAATATGGACATAGAGATTGGGACTATTTAAGGACCGATGATGTTAAAAAAAATAATAGAATGAAAAAATATTTAAAAGAAATAGAACATACTGTTGAAGGAGGTATTGTTATTTTTCATGCATTAGATGATTTAATTAAACTAGTAAAAGAAGGAAAGTTTAAGTTAAAACACTAATGAAACGAGAGAATAAATTTATATATCCAAAAACGGTACGCGAAGCGATAGAAGGTAAACGTCATTATAATATTAATGATAAAGAAAAGTTACCAAGTGTTACAACTATATTATCCGCAACTGAACCGGCCGAGAAGAAGGAAGGGTTAAAAAGGTGGCGTGAGAAGATGGGAGAGGCTACAGCTACGCGGATCGTGGATGAATCTGCAGCTAGAGGCACCGCGATGCACAAGATACTTGAGATGTATATATTAGATAAAGGTTATTTGGATGAGACCAACGTTGG